ACTTGCATCGTGAATTGAAGTATCAGAGCTTTCAAATTGTCCAGACCACTGAAGGTTATAAACTCCAGCGTTCCTAACATTGATTCTTGATGTATTTGATATATACACACCGTTTGTGTAATCAGTAATGCCAAGTTTCATCGCATACGCAGTCGTAGTCGATGCAATTGTCTGGTCTGTGTCATCTTGGAATGCGCCATAAGGTGCGCCATCATTGTAGGCAGCACTAGACATCGGCACGAACAATATCTTGCTGTCATAACCAATACGCTCATCATAGAGAGTAGTTGTCGTTGCATTGCCAGTTGCAAGAGTCAGAGTGCCGGTGTTATTAGTCTTGCCATCCATGATTCCACGGATAACTTCCTGCGTACTACGAATGTCTGTAGTTCCAGGTTGAACAGTACGAAATGTTGTCATCTTGTTCCTTGACCAGATAGGTCTACGTCTACTCCGACGGCAGTAACCCAGTTGCCAGATGGTTCCACCTTAATTCGATGATACTTTCCGGCAGAACGCAATGACACTCGATTCTCTGAATCTGCTGATACTGAAGTACCGAAAGAAATGTCTGCGTTAAGCAATACCCTGCTGGCGACAGATACGTTAGCACTACCGCCATCAATAATAGGTCTGGCAAGCGTTACAACACTATTTAGGCCATCTAGTTGCAGATCACCAGTAACCAGGCTTGCAGAGAGATTACTGCCGTCAATGCTTACGACATTTGATCCAAATGTACCTGCAATAAAGAACTTTCCACCAGACCATTGACGAGAATCAAAACTAACACCAATTGAATCTACAGTTCCGTAGTTATCCAACTGTTCAAGCGTAACGCCAGCCGTTAGTGCGCCACCAATACTGGTAATGTTGATGTTGCTATAACTCCACCTAGCTAATTCCCAATGGAACATTAGTTGGTAATAACCAGCAGATACGTTCTTAAAGTTCCAAATGACAACTTTTCTTTGAGGGTCAATTTGCGAACTCATTTCGTCAATTGATTGAATATCAACATTATTGAAAAACCATCTGTCTACCTTTTCAGCACCAATTGGCGTTACATTCTGACCGTCACACATATAAAAACCATTTTCGCCCAAAAAGAACGAAACTTGTTTATATTGTGCTATTGATCCATTGGCAAAACAGCCAACACCACGAGAAATATTATCAAATTGGAAGAAAAGTGGGCTTCCAACATAACTCATGCGGTGAATTGAGTTTTGTAGAAAAATCAATCCAAATTCACCACCAGTTAATCCAACAATATCTCCACCATCTGGAATATCTTGAAAGTCAGCCTGGCTTGTAGATGATGATGTCCAGCTGGTTTCATCGTTAATATCACTCCATTGGACGCGATTTGTATTTCCAGACTGATGCCCAGTTACTACAAAATCACGCACAACAGTAATATATTTTGCTACTGGCGCTGTAGCTGATACATCAGCCCAAGCAGTAGATGAACCAATAGTCCATGCTTGTATTTTTTCAGCATTATTCGATGTAAGCAAGACATTGCCAAATTGCACTACATCGTATGGTGCATTTGTATATCCACCAGTCTTTGATACATCTGAAAAATTCAGCGTTGAAGAATCAAATTTATAAATCTTTGACGCGCTGGCAGCAAATAGTGCGGATGTACCTAATGTTCTTCCAGCAAATACAGATGCAAGCGTTTCAGATGCTGCATTGCCAAAAGTAACCTTATTAGGAAATGGAGCATAACCAGATCCAACCGGATATACGTTCATTACATCCGTCATGTTTCCAGCAACACCAGGTTTATCTGGAGTCCATTCGTTAAATGTTAGCCTTGTAGTAGCCATGTGTTTTCACCTGATTGAACTTCAGTCCAAGTATTGCTTCCAGTTCCGACATCTGTCCAAGTGTTTGAACCTGGACTAACTGTAGACCATTCATCTCCAACAATTCTCCCGTTAGGAGTCAATGTTGCAAATCCAGAAAGCGCGGAGCCAGCAGAGAATGTTGTATTTCCTAGCGGTATTACAGTTGCAAAGCATTCAGCAGATGCAGCACCACCAATTAAATAAGATGCTGTGGCTGTTGCTGTTGCTACACCATTTATATTTGCATACCCAATCTTTTCTAACAATCCAGCAGATGTAAATACTGCACTACATGAAATAGATGAAGATGCAAACGTAGTGCTTGTAGCGGTAATTTGAGTTATTGCAGTGCAAGATATTCCAGCATTACCGATTAATGTTATTGCTCCAGATGCACTTGTTGTCGCATTGCAAAATACCGATGCAATTCCTTCAAATAACTTACTACCTATTACAGAAAGTACAGCAGAGCAAGAAATTGCAGAAGATGCGCTATATTCAACAGATCCGGAAGAAGTTAAAACAGCAGTTGCTGAGATATTTGATGCACCAGTAATAATTCCTGATTGTGGTGCATAAACAATAATAATTGCGCCCTGCGAACCCGCTACACCAGCCCGTGTAGCGCCTGTTGCCGAAGCATTCCCACCACCGCCGCCACCTGCGCCATACAAACCTGCTGTAGTTCCAGAGATTGTGCCGTACCCGCCGCCGCCAGTGCCACCACCACCGCCAATACCAAATATATCAATACCATTACCACCAGACCCAGCGGTATTTGTTCCTGACATACCACCGCCACCGCCACCCACTGCGCCGCCCGTATCGGTGGCTCCACCACCAACGCCCGATGAGTTATTGCCCCCGGTACCACCAGTCGCACTAGACCCATTGCCGCCAACGGTACCCCCACCGTTTCCGCCGCCCCCGCCGCCGCCTACGTTTGCTTGGGTTGCAGACCCAAAACCATTGCCACCGGCACCGCCAACACCATTAGGCCCACCCGCACCACCGCCACCGCCACCAGCATTGGCATTAGTCCCGCTAGTGCTTGTTGAGCCAACACCACCTGTACCACCATTGAATGTAGAGCCAGTACCAGCAGTGCCGCCAGTTGATGTAGGAGTTGTTGATGCTTGTCCACCACCGCCACCCCCCGCTGTAGAAGCCCCAGAGTTCCATGAGGTTGTGCTGCCAGCCACGCCATTACCACCAGCAGCACCAGCAGTACCGGCACTTCCGCATTGATATGTAATTGAACCCGACAGTGATTGGTTTGTTAGTTTTGTATATCCACCACCACCACCACCACCGCCACCAGCACGGTTAGCCCCGCTCACATAACTACCTGCTCCACCACCACCACCACCAATCAAATGAACGGTTGCTGAATACCCAGAAAACTCTGCTGGTACAGAATATGAAGTGCTAGAGGTGGAAGTAAGAACAATAACGGCATTGGTTGCACGTTGCGTGGTAAACAATGCATATCCGCTATTGGGTGCTGTTGTATTGATTACCGAGTTTGCGCCAATATACCAAGTGTCAGATATAGGGCTACCAATTGCATCTCTGACATTGAGGTAGTCAATGCCAGTCAGGTATCCGCCACCCGCTAGGGCAAGTGTGTAAGACGAACCGGCAGCACTACTATTAATAGTTACTACATTGCCAGCAGTGCCAGTAACAGACCATGTAGTAACAGTGGTTGTAGTACCAGCAGTAAATGTGATGGTATTTGCTACGGTCTTTGTGCTAGCTAGTTCACTGAATGTGTTTGATCCGGTAAACGTTAGAGTTGATATTCCGGTGGTTCCACCGATAGTCAGTTTGTTGTAAGTAAGCCCACCGCCTGCAAAAGTTCTTGCGGTTGTTGATGTATTGCTAAGAACGATATTTGCGGTATTCTTGTTGAAAGTAAGGCTGGTAGTTGTTGCGGTATTCCAAACAGTGCCCGTTCCACTTAACGTCCACGTACCAGAACCCATAGTGATAGTTCTGGTGTTGCTGTTGGATGAACTAAATGCAGAGCAAGTAATGTTTTGATTATTTGCAGTCAAAGTTCCTTGTGTCAGAGTCAATGTACCGCTAGACACAAAAGCATCACCAATAGTTACGGTAATAGCCGAACCACTAGCCGTAACTGAACCAAAAGTTTTTCCTGCGCTGGTAATTGTCCCTGTAGCGTTAACTGTCAAAGTTCCGCTGTAGGTAAAAGTCATACCGGAAACTAATGCCACGCTTCCTGAAACTGTAATTGCGGCTGTCCCTGCCAGAGTTCCCGTAAACCCTGTGCAAGTAATGCTCTTTGCGCCAGTATTGCCGGTAGAGATAGTTACAGTGTTTGCGCCTGAGTTTGCGTCAAAGAACACATCATCTGCAGACGTTGGAATAGCCTGACCACCAGCACCACCGGAGGTCAACGCCCACTTGGAGCCAGCTGTGCCGTCCCAAGCAGCAGTTCCACCAACCCAATAACGGTTAGCCATTACGTCCCCGGATTAGCCATGTGTTCACGCCACTTAGCGTATTGCTCTTGCTGGCGCTTTTCAATCTCTTCAGGCGTAATAGAATCCCATTCATCTTGAGTCATTTCCCAAGTATCCATATAGACGTACTCGTTATCGCGCACGGTCCAAGTAAACCGCACCAGAGGCTGTGGATCTGAGTTTATTAGTTCCATATTAGGCAAGCGTCACAGATAGGTTTCCAGAAGTAACCTTAAAAACATCGCCACTGCTAACAGTCTTGGAGGTCGTCAGAGCCGCGTGGTAGAGCAGATTGCCACTGGTCAGTGCATCGCGTACACCAACGTGCGTAACGGTTCCCCAGGTGCTTGTGCAGGTCGGAAAAGTAACGTCTGCATTACTGGTAGCCACACCATTGCTAGGCGCACCAAAAGTCACAGCAGTGCGTGCATAGGAACCACCAGATACTTCGGTTCCAGTATCTGCATCAGTCGGATCAGACGTATACAGAGCCAAATAACAAGTAGTAGGGCTTGTATATGAAGTACTGCGTAGAGTAGCGTTAATCAACGCATTCTCAAGATAGTTCGAAAAATTAGCCATGATTACCTCGTAGCAAGAGTGATTGCGATAGGCGAGGCAGAGTATTCTCCCGCATCGTCGCTAGTTGAAATTGCGCTAATTGCGCGGTCATACAAAGACGCCCAAGTCTGCAATCGAGCATCATTCATTAAATACGGTTCTGCCTCTGCTAGAGACGCATACAGCAACGCATCTACACAGTATGCAAGAAACGTATTACTTGAATTACTATCACTCAAATACGTCGGTGCAGCGTAATACAACATCCTGGCCGTATAAGTAGTGTCTGGAATAGGAGCAAACTGAAACTCACTTGCAAGAATCGTATAAAACACCGGAATGCCTGATTCTGATGTTCGTGCATTCCTAAAGAAAGCAGATGGGCTTTGATAGTTAATCGTCGAAGTTGGACTACCATCAAAGTGAATGTCCCTGAGTTGCAGGAAGTCAGATGGCAGTGCAATCGTTGAGTCACCAGAAGTAGTAGTAGTAGTTACTACCTTGAGCATCTGACGGATACGAAGTTCTCGACGTAGACGATCCTCAGCAAGACGAATGAAGTCTGGAATGGCAGAAGTGAGATCAGACCGTGCCAGATAGTTGGCAACGGTTGTTTTCAAATCACTGTAGTTAGTTAGGGCCATTATTAAATTCCTTCAGCGTTTCGTCTTTTACGTCTTCCCAACGATGCTCACGTGCTCCAACGTGACCAATGTGCATCGACAATTCGTGGTCAACATAAGTATCGTGTCCAGCATCAAAAGCCTTAATGCAAAAGTGAACATCCTCACCAATGATTCCGTTTGCTCCCCACGGAGCATCAAACCAGGGCTTAGGAATAGACTCAAAAACTTCCTTGCGGATCAACACAGCACCAAATCCAATCGCAGTAACTTTCTCAATTCCTTCTTTACCGCGACTATCAATCTTTTCCCACCAGTGAGATTTATTTCCGTCCTTCTCTTCGATATGCAGATTTAGTGCAGTAGGAAGAATCGGCGGGCGACGAGTAGTGGCATTAACTCCAACAATTCCTACTTCTCGGCTAAGAAGGATGTTAACCATATCCTTCGGAAATCTCATATCGCTATCAATGAACAGAACTGCATCGCAACCTTCGCTCAGAGCGACATCTACAAGTTTTTCACGCTGATCGAAAATCAGTGTTCCAGCCATCGTATACATCATCAAACCATTCCCTTCTTGAGAGCATCGAGTCTTTACGTCGTAGGCAACCATCTTTGCAAAATCAAACGCAAAACTGGTCATAACTTCATCGCGGCAGGGTACGCAAACTCCGACTTTCATAGGTTTCCTTTGTAGGTTTTACAAGCAATGCCAATTTCAGTAGTGTTCAGCCACTTTGCAAATGCAGTGTCATCCATAATCGCAAATCCACGCATCACTCCCATTTTATTCAATTCGTCAATGACAGTGTGCGGAATGCGAGCCACATGGTGCATATCCCTTACAAATCCAGTTCGTTGTTTGTCTACATCCAAATCAATCTTGTTTTGTTCAAGAATTTTTGAAATATCCTGAGAAGTCTCAATCACTATCTTGTCATCCAAGGCGTGAAACTTCTGGACCCTTGTCCCATCGTTAAAGATGATCTTTGACATTTAATCCTCACAAAAATGGGGAGAAGTTTCCTCCTCCCCACCTCTACATCATTACAGAGCCATATTCAAGTCAGCGATAAGTGCGTGAGCAGCTTCATTCTTGACCTCTAGCGTAGCTTCAACCAACAACTGGGTCTTGTCGCTATCGCCAGCCTTAGCCAGTTCGTTAGTCTGGAACGGACGCAGATACGCAACAGCAGCGTACTCAGGATCAAGCACAAAAGCATCACGAGCGCGCATAAAGCGGTTCGGCACAATAGACAGCATACCGAAGTCGCTCATATACACGTCAGCAGCACCAATAATGGTGGTCGGCATATCAGCAGGAGCAGCAAAACGCTGTGCAGCGATACCAGCGAACGACGAGACCTTTTGCTTACCAGTCGGGCCAACCATCAGCACCTTCGGGTTGCCACCAGAAGTGAACACGTTAGCAACAGCTGCTTGCAACAGTGCTTCGGTGAAAGTACGCTGAGTGCCATCGGTACGGGTCGAGACACCGATAGTGGTCGGGTTGTTGGAAGAGGTAACAACACTGGTGTTAGTAGTGAGCCACGACAGCAAACCTGCCATCTTACGAGCCGTCGAGTTCGACGAACCAGCCGAACGACCCTGGTTAGACAACAGGATGGTTTCCAGATCGCGCTTGATTTCAGCCGAAGCCTTGGCGAGTTGGTAAGCCTTTTCCGACTTGCGGCCAGCCTTGTTAACCGTATCCAGAGTGCCCGAAACCTTGATGGTCTTTTGCAGAATCTGGGTATAGTTGCCAAGACGAACGGTGGGCGACAGGGTAGCGTCCGAAGCGTCAGCACCTTCAACAGCAGCGTTGTTGGTGGTAGCAGCGGCCAGGCTGTCGGTCTGCCATTCGTGATAAACAGCGGTAGCCTTGGTCTTGCCAATCGACGATTGGAACGGAGTTTCCGTCGGGGAGATGTTAGCAATAACATCGCTAAGGTCTTCACGCTGACCAATAGCGTCTTGAGCATTAAAAATAGCCATGATTTTATCCTTTACAAAAATCGTTCAAAAATAGCGGCAGCGTCAGAAACCTTTCCAGATTGACGTAGACGAGCCTTATCTCTTTTAAGTCCATCTGCTTCGGAAGATTTGGCTTTAGTAACGCCAGGCTTCAGAATCTTTGGAGCCTCGGAAACCTTTTTAGTTACCTGTGGCTTAGATTGCATGAGCTTGTCGTACTGCATCGCCTTATAAAGCACTTGTACGTGTCGCGAGTCATACACTTGTGAGAGTTCTTCATCGGAATACCCAAGCCCATTCGCAAACTTACGCAAATCGGTTCGGATAGCTTGGCCGCGTTCTTGATCAGCGAACTCTGGTAGAGCCTGTGACAGCTTTGCCATCTCATTCTGGACAAACTGGCTTAGGTTTTGCTGATACTCCGCTTGTTGCTGTTGAGCAATGCGTTGTTGTTCAGCACGAACCGCATACAGTTGCTTTTCCTTCTGAGAGAGTTCTGCGACCTTTACGGCATAGCCAATAGGGTCAATGTCTTTAAGACTTTCCAAGTCATCCTCGGGCTGCTGTTGCGCTAGGAATTGTTCGATAGCTTGCAACCTTTGGGCGTACGCATCTCGCAGTTGTCGCGACTCCTCAATCGCACCACGTTCAGCCTCGATAGCCTTACGTTGTTCAGCGATTTCTTGAGTCTTCTTGGTGTAATCAGCACCTAGTTGATAAGACTTCACCAGATCATCAAGGGTCACATCCTTTTCTTCGCCTGCCGCTTTGATACGGTAGACAGGTTGTTCCTCTGCTTCATCGGAGTCTTCAACGTAGTCAGATTCATCATCAGAATCTTCTTGGGCCTCAATTTCCTCGGATTCATCCGGTTCGTTAACTTGCTCTTGCGAGGGTTCGCCACCGTCCATCAACGAGAGAAATCGGCTTGCAGCGTCATTTACCGTCAGTTCGCCACTTCCCGATTCGGGAGTCATGGAGTTTTCCATTTATCTTCCTTTTTCCAGATTCGTCTGGAGACGTTTACTAGCAATATGCTAGAAAATCTTTAATCGCTTGCGCTCAATTTCTTGTTGGTGTGCAAGTGATTCAATTTGTGCTTTGAATTCACGGATTGAACATAGTTTCGTGTATGCAGAATTGCGAGTATCGAAGTCGAATTCATTTGAATTTGCCCATCTATTCATTTCACGAGATTCCATATCATTAAAAATCTCTTGAAACATTGGGTCAAGCAACAGATTCTTAGCCCAATCGCATTTATTCATGGCTAACCCTTAATAAGTGAGTTAATTGTATCAATTGCCTTCAATACTGTATCAGATTGAGCCACATCAGCATTACCGTTAGCAACAGCGGCTTCCAATTCCAATTTAATCTGCTTCAACGCTAGTTCTGCTTCCTTAATTCGGATATTGGCAGCATCATTCTGTGCTTTCATCGTCATCTCAGCCGACTTGCGAGTAATCTCCAATTGCATCTGCTCGCGGTCTAGTTGCACCTTTGCAGCATCAGTCTGTGCGCGGAGTTGATTCTTTTCGCGTTCCACCTGTGCCAGCAGTTGTGCAGCTTGAGTATTCGGATCTGATTGCTGTTGAGAGGCTTGTTGCTCCAGCATCGCATCTGTCTCGGGCGTGACTGGCTTAAAGTAAGAGTCCACATCCTTGATACCAGCGGCCTCGACCATCTTCGACAGGGTATTGCGGTATTGAGAAACAGATACCAGCGGATTAGCGGGGCCGAATCCCTTGAGGATTTCCTCTTGCTTCGCCAGAACCATCTGCAACATGGCAAGTTGTTCGTTGCGATTGCCATTACCAAGCCCGACGTTGATAGTTACGTCATACGAATTCTTCCATGTGCGCGGGTCATAAGGCACATATTTGCCCCTGAGACGCAGAATACGGGGCTTATCGGAGTATTTGGCTGCTAGGCATAGGATGCCCTTGAATAGGCTCTTAACGCCCGTCTCAGCGAATGTGCGAGCGATTAGTTCTAGCTTGCCTTGCGCCTGTGTTGTCATCGCGGCTACAGCGGTAGCAGTGACGTTTTGCAGGATGTCAGGATTAAGCCCTTGCTGTGCGTCAGATACGCCAGTACGCTTTGCCTGTACTCCGTCGATGTACTCCATCATCGGGAATGTCTGGCTAGCAATAGACTGGACAGCCAGCGATTGCACAGCACCAGCACTCTTAACGCGTACAACACCACCAGGCGTAGTGGTCAGTAGGTCGTCCAGATTAACCTGCCCGTCGATAGCAACCATACGGTTGTTGTTCGTCAGATAGAGGTTGTCCAGCATCTGGCGAGTCAGTGTGGTCTTGATGAGTTGCAGGTCGGTAGCGCGATCAGCAAGCGACTGACCATAGAACTTGTGCGGAATCGGCAGCGGACAAATAGAGTGGAAGGGCACGAAGTCACACTCTTCCTTGCTCAGAATTTCGTTGCCAGCGTAGAAAATCTTGTAGCGGTGGGTAAGACCAATATCGGACTCTTCTTCCATCTGAGATTCGTCTTCTACGTCTTGCACGTAAAACTCTGGAGAGTCTTCCTCAGCATACTTCTCACCAGTAATCACATAGCACTCGAATACCTCGACTTCTTGCATATCGAAGTCAAGCGATTGCTGGTCGTGTGGTTGCTCACCTTGCGAGAATCGTGCTACACGCTCAGGCGTAAAAGAGAGAGAGTCATTGCTAGGTAGACCACTAACAACGTCTCTGTCGAAACCCATAGCCACAAGTTCGCCACGCGTAACCAGACGACGGTGAGCAACGAAAGGACTGTCCTGTACGTTCCTAGCACGCTTCGAGATAAGAAACTCCTCGGGCGGAACATTCTCAATCTTGACAGTACCGAATTCATTTTTACGCTCCACTTGCACAGTGTGCTTACGAATGACCATCCCATAAGGATCAATCATCTCTTGCGTGTCCTGAGCAACGACTTCTAGCGTGCCATCCGACATCAGCATTACCAGTTCATCGTCAGTCAAGTCACGGTAGGTCTCTTTATTAATATCGACCTTGGTATCCCAATATGTCTTGACAATGCCAACCTTTTGCAGCAGTGCATCGAAGAACCAGTTACGCAGAATAATGAATCCCTCGTTGTCACGATTCAGCACCCAGTTGCAATACTCAGTAGCCTGCTTGGCAGCTTCTTCATCTCCAGGCGACACTGGATCGAATCGCACGACTTCTTCGCCAGTGAACACACGCATGAGTTGCGGCAGAGCGCCATCAATGACCTCGGCAACCTCACCCGTGACAATCTGCGAGCGACCTTCTAGTTCGTTTCCGTAGGGATCACGCAGATACGCAGACAGAGCCTGGCGACGCTGTTCAGTGGTCTCAGACTCCAGATAACCGATTGCGCCATCAATCTCTGATTCGATTAGCGACTTGAGTGCATATGTATTCATTAAACCACCCACGAAGAATTTATATTTAGAGGCTTATCCCAAGTGGAAGTGCCTTCGTTCAATCCTATTGCCAAATATCTAAATGCGTCAGCAGAGTGACTAGACCAGTCATGTAACGGCTTATCATAAAACACAGCACGTTTATCGTCATATTCTCGCCGATAGTTTCGCAGTGCGTCTAGTCCATGTTTTGTCTTATCAATCTCAAACCAGCAGCGTGGCAATAACTGGCGTAC